AGAGATGCTATTTAAAGACGGAGTGAAGTATAAGACCTTTAACGAATATAAAACATACGAAGAATTTTTTATAAGTGAAGGTAAATCGACGTTATGGTGCGTAGCGTGGTGCAGAGTTATTAAAAAAGATAAAATAGTATATTTTTGTGAAGATACATTAATGGAAGATAGAGTATGGAGTTATAGACAAGCTGACAACGTAGATATAGATAGAGTTACGAACTTAAAGAAAATATGCTACGTATGGAATAGAACTAATGTAACAAATAGCGTATCGATAGTAAGAAGCGAGTTCTGGAATGCTAGTGCATATTGCCATATAGGACACCAGCTACAACTATTAACGCAATTAAAACATAAAGAAATGATACCAGTATTACAAGAGAGAATAAAAACTTGTAAGAATAACATAAACAAAGGTATTTACCAGCAATATTAAGGAGGTAATAAAATGGTAAAAGTAGAATGCATAGTAACTTACAATGACTTACAACTAGAAAGACTAGTAAAAATCGGTGAAGAATTAGAGGTAACTAAAGACAGAGCAGATACTTTAGTAGAAAAAGGCCTAGTAAAAGTTATCGAAGTAATTCCAGAGCCAGAGGTAGAAGAAACACCAGAGCCTAAAAAACAAGTAGCAAAAAAACAAACTAAAAGAAAATAAAAAAAATAAAAATGTTTAGGAGGAGGTGAAAAAATGGGAGTATTCGATAGATTTAGAAAAAGGGATACAGCAGAAACAACTACTACAACTACTACAACTACTACACCAACTACACCAGACGAAAAGATACCAAGTGATGTATTATTACAAGCTTTATTAAATAGCCAACCAATAACAAGGGAACAAGCTTTAACACTTCCAGCAGTAAGTGGAGCAGTAGACTTTATAAGTGGAATGATAGCATCAATGCCAGTAAAACTTTATAAGTATATAGACGGTAGAGTAGAAAGTAGAGATAGTGATCCGAGAGTATCATTTTTAAATGGAGATACTGGAGACTGTTTAGATGCATATCAGTTAAAAAAAGCTATGGTAGAGGATTTTCTTTTAGGAAAAGGAGGTTACTGTTATATCAGAAGAAATAGAAATGATGTAACAGGACTATTCTACGTAAAAGATATATTTGTAAGTGCTATTCCAAACTTTAAACCAATTTTTAAAGATTATTACATAATCGTAGAAGGAGAAACTTATCAAAAATACGAGTTTTTAAAATTACTTCGTAACACAAAAGACGGAGCAACTGGAATAGGATTAACTCAGGAAGTAGGAACAGCTTTAGAAACAGCATTTAATACATTACTATATCAATTAAATATAGTTAAAAGTGGTGGAAATAAAAAAGGTTTTCTTAAATCACAAAGAAAACTAGGACAAGAAGAAATAAATGTACTAAAACAAGCGTGGAATAACCTATACGGAAATAGTACAGAGAACGTAGTAGTATTAAATAATGGTTTAGAGTTTCAAGAAGCTAGTAATAGTTCGGTAGAAATGCAATTAAACGAAAGTAAAAAGACTTTACAGGACGAAATAAATAATATATTTCATATATACCCTGACGACTTTTATAGAACATTTAAAGAAGGTATATATCCAATAGTTAAAGCATTTACTACAGCATTAAATAAAGATTTATTACTAGAGAAAGAAAAAAATAAAATGTTCTTTGAATTTGACGTTAAAGAAATTTTAAAAGCAAACCCAAAAGAACAAGCAGAAATATATAAAATGTATAAGGAAACTGGAATGCTTACAATAAACGAATTAAGAAAAATGGATAATAGAAATATTATCAAAGGAATGGATGTATTAAACGTAGGCTTAGGAGCAGTATTATTTGATACTAATACTCATAAATTCTATACACCTAATACAGATACAACAGCTAATATTACAGATACACAAGAGCCTGATAGTGCAATTAGTGAAGATGCAGAAGCACAAATACAAAAGTTATTACTAGACAAAGAACTAGATACAGAGTTCGAACAGGACGGCAATAGCTCAGATGCATAGAAGGAGGTGATAAAGTGAAAGTAAATATAAGAGCTGACAAAGTAGAGATAGAAGGCTACGTAAACGCAATAGAACGTGATAGTAAGCCGTTATGGAGTAGGGTAGGGCAATTTATAGAGAGAATATGTAAAGGAGCTTTTAAAAAGGCTTTAAAGCGTAATGACGACGTACATATTCTACTTAATCACGACTGGAACAGAGATTTAGGAAGTACAAAGCAAGGAAACTTAGAACTAGAAGAAGATAATATAGGACTAAGAGTAAGAGCTTGTATTACTGATCCAGAAGTAGTAAAGAAAGCTAGAGCAGGAGACTTAGTAGGCTGGAGTTTTGGATTTTCTGATAGAGATGTAGAAAATTCTATCAGAGACGGAATGCCACACAGAGCCGTAAAAGACTTAGACTTAGCGGAAGTATCAATACTTGATAGAAGAAAGTCACCAGCTTATGAAGGTACACTAATCACAGCTAGAGCAGAAGAAGACGTAGTACATTTTAGAGGTGAAGACTTCATAGACGACATAGAAGTAAGAGAAGAAACACCAGAGGAAGAAACACCACAAGAAGAAGAAAAGGTACAAGAAGAAGTACCAACAGAGGCAGAGCCTAAGCAACAAGAAATTGTTGAAAAAATAGATTATTCTAAATACGAAGAAATCATAGCAGAAATGAAGGAGGAAAAATAACTATGGAAAAACAATTAAACGAAAGAAAGAATGATCTTATTGTTAGAGCTGAAGAAGTTCTAAATAAGGCAAAAGAAGAAAAGAGAGAGCTAACAGAAGCAGAAGCAGAAGAATTAGCAGAAATTAGAGACAATGTTAGACGTATTATGAAAACATTAGAATTGAAAGGAGAGTTTGACAAAATGGAAGGACAAGATATCGAAAAAGAAGCATTACCAAAAGACGAAGAAGAAAGAAAATGTGGAGATAAAGAAGAAAGAGCATTAGCTGACGAAAAAGCATTCGAAAGTTATATTAGAGGAACAGTAACTAACGAAAGAGCTACTAATTTAACTCCAGCTTCAAATAGTGGTGGAGTAACAATTCCAACTACTATAGCAAACCGTATCATTAAAAAAGTTTATGATATGTCACCAATTTTACAAAAATCAACTAAATACAATGTAAAAGGTAAACTAGAATTACCATACTATGACGAAAGTACACAAGCTATTACTGTAGCGTGGGCAACTGAGTTCCAAGATTTAGAGAGTAACGTAGGTAAATTCACTAACATTACTTTAACTGGATACTTAGCAGGAGCATTAAGCTTAATTTCACGTTCATTAATCAATAATTCACAATTTGATATTGTAGCATTCGTAGTAGATAGAATGGCTTATGATATTTCAAGATTTATTGAAAACGCTTTATTAAATGGTAGTGGAGACGTAACAGGATTATCAACTGTATCAAATGTAGTAACTGCTAATGGTACTATTACAGCAGATAACTTAATTACTGTACAAGGTAAAGTAAAAGACGTATTCCAAGCTAACGCTATTTGGATTATGAATGAAGAAACAAGAACAGCAATTAGACAATTAAAATCAGAAACAGGATCATATTTACTTAATGAAGTTTATGATTTAGCTTCACCATTTAAGAGTACATTATTAGGAAAACCAGTATATGTATCTGACAATATGCCAACAGTACAAAACGGAGCTACAGCTATTTACTATGGAGATATGACAGGTTTAGCTACTAAATTCTCAGAAGATATTAATATCGAAGTATTAAGAGAAAAATACGCTACACAACACGCTTACGGAGTAGTAGGTTGGTTAGAATTTGATAGTAAAATTGAAGATCCTCAAAAAATATCAGCTATTAAAATGTCTGGAACTACACCAAGTGCTTAATTAAAATAAAAAATATTATTTGTTGCTTAGGTAACTCCAAAAGTAAGGAGGTAGAAAATGAATAGTATTTCAAAAGTAAGTGATATAACTACTAATGATTTAGCCGAATATATCAGACTAGTAGAAGTATCAGAAGACGACGAAAACACACTATCTAATCTATTAGAAATTGCTAAAACTTTTATATCAAATTACACAGGACAAGCAGACTTAGACCAGTTTCAAGACTTCGTAATAGTAGTATTGATACTATGTCAAGATATGTGGGATAATCGAACACTTTATGTTGATAAAGGTACTTTATCTTACCCAGTCGAGACAATTCTTGGGATGCATAGCATAAATCTGTTATGAGTAAGCCAGTAAACGCAGGCAAGTATAATCGTAGAATAGTTATATATGAAATAATAGAGGGTATAGACGAAGGAGGCTTCCCAGCACCAGTAGAAAAAGAAATACTTACTACTTATGCGGATGTAAAAACCTTACGAGGCTATACCCTAATTACTAATAATAGTGACTTTGATAAAGCATATGTAAACTTTACTATAAGATATTCTCAAACAGTAGAAGAAACTTACTACAATAGCAATAATTCAAATAGAGATATTTTAATTAACTTTAGAGATAAAGTATATAAAATAGAATATCTAAATAATTTAGACTTCGCTAACGTAGAATTAGAGCTACAAGCTAAAGAGGTAACTCATTAATGGCTAAATTTCTAATGCAATTACCAACAGAGATATTAAAAGATATCGAGTACATCAATGGAAATAGCGATAAAATATTCGGAGAAATGACACAAGCAGGGGCTAAAGTAACTTTAGGGAATATTAATAGTAGTATTCCTAAAAGTTTCGTAGATAGCGATATAATGAATTGCTTAAAAATAACTAGAGTATATAAAACACCTACTGACGACGGAATAAATACTAAAGTAGGATTTTTCGGATATTTTACAAATAAAAATGGTATTAAAACACCAGCTCCATTAGTCGCAAATGTATTCGAGTATGGATCAAGTAAGTTTACAAAACAGCCTTTTTTTAGACGAGCTTTTAAAAAAGCACAAATAGAAAAAGCTATGCTAGAAGCACAGAAAAGATTTAGTAAAGGACTATTAAATGAATAACGAAATTCAAGAACTATTTAAGGATTTTATAGTTCCAGTAGCTTTTATGAGATATACAGGTAAAAGTACTACGTATATAACTTATCAAGAGATACAGGACGATACTTCTTTTAGTGCAGACGACGAATTACAAGCCTACGTAAGATACTATGACTTTGATATATATAGTAAAAGTAATTATCTAAAAATAATAGAAAGTGTTAAAGAAATATTAGAAACTAACGGCTGGAGGTGGCAACCTAGTATGACTTCACAAGATTTATACGAAGACGA